GTTTGAGCCGATAAGGATTTCACTCATCTGAGTTCTCCAGTTTTTGTTGCAGGTCTAATGCATAACCTCTTGCGATGAGCAGACCGCGAATCTCGCCGCAGAGGGATTTGTATTCCTCAAAACTAGTAACTCGCCCGCTTGAGAGGTAGTCCTTGAGTTGAGAAATCTTTTCGTCCGATTGAGAGACGATTACTTCAAGTGCATTCATTAATCACCTTTTGTGGGTTTTGTCTTTTCCTGAAATGCAGTTTTCAAACCATCGACAAATAGTTCTTGAGCACGCGCTTGTTTGTCGTGATCTCGTTCCATGTTGCCCTTTACTATGTCGGTCAAGAATTTTGTGGCGTCTTTTTGTTTGCCTGATTCCGCGGTAACTGCAATACGCATTGCCTCGATATCCTGCTGACGCTTCTTGAGCTCGGCATCTGTTTGATCCTTGACCAGTTTGCGCTGCTGATCGGCTTGTTTGATAGCCAATTCTTGCATTTGCATTTGGATCAAAGGATCTTGAGCTTGTTGCATTGCCTGCTGTTGAGCCGCCTGCTGTTGGTTTTGTGCCAACAAACGTTGTGCGGCCTGTGCCAGCATTGGTGCCAACTTCTCTTCCACTTCTGGTGGCATGTGCTTTTCTTCGCCTGTCTCGTCGTGTTGAGGTGGCAAAGACATACCCAACTGAACTTCGATTTGTTTGCGGTACTCGAAGCCCAAATGCTCATTGATGTGCGCCTGCATAGCTGCTTGGAACTGCGGCGCCATAGGATTGTTTTGCATCATTGCCACGATTTTGGGGTCTTGCATCATGGCGGTGTGCACAGCGATGTGCGCCTGATGGTCTTGATACAAGAACGCTTTCACAGGCTTCATCTTCAGAATGTTTTGGTTCTCTGATACTGGGTCTGTTGGCAACAAATCATCATCCATGGGGATGAGCTTTTGTGCGTTCTTGATGCCCAATACATCCAGCATCTGACGGTGCAACAAAGGCATGTTGTACATCTGAGGTGCAGACTGTGCGAGCTGCAACACAGCTTGGTACTGGGTAATCTTCTGCGCCATGGTAGACGCATTGGGGTCACTAACGGGAATCACATCGACGTTATCGTAGTCAGACTTCTTGGCCGATGGCTTGCCTTCTTCGGGCTCGTATTCGTAGTCGTCTGGCGTGTAATCGCGAATGATGTCTTTGAGCAAACCCAGCTCTTCTTTGAAAGAAAAGTGAATACGCGCCTGCACAGCAGACATCACCTTCAGGGTGCGCTCAAGAATGGCCAAGGTCGTACCAACAGGTGAGTTGGCAGACATATCGCTGATGTCAAGGTCAGCCGTATTTGCAAAGCGACGGCCGTCATCAATGATCTGGTTCAGCAATTGCAACAGGGTTTGACTTGGCTCCTTGTATGGCAGCGTCATCAAGTTGTCTTTGATCGTGCCGCTTGGAACGTCAACATCACGGAATTCGCCAGGAGCAATCGGTGTATCGTCACCCTTAACACGCATGCCGCGCGCTTTGAAGCCACCGGGCAAGTTTGCCAATGAACCAGCATCAACCAATTGACGCAACAATGATGTGCCTGACTTGGCAAATGCGCCGATCAAATGGATCAAGCCAAAGTGATAGAAGCCAAAACCCGGGATGTAGCCGTAGTGCACAAAGTGCTGACGCTTGCGGCACAGATCATCTTCTGGACGCCAATTGCGACGGATAGCAAGGATCTCACCGCTGCTTTTGTCAATTGTCACGATGTAAGGCAGAGCAATGCCTGTTGGCTCGCCGTCGTCATCTTTGTGTTCGTAGCCTGGAATATCCAGCTGAACACTCATCTCGAGAATCTTATAGCGGTCATCCGTCGTTGCACGGAAGCCTAATTTTTCAGCAATCTTCTTCTCGACTTCATCAAGCGTTGGATCTGGCGTACCCAAATCAATGTCGCGCCAGAAGCCGCTGTATTGCAAAACCTTGACTTGGTTCTCTGTCTTGCGCATCACGTGAGTTGCACGTGGCGTTGATTCCAAACTGGTCGCGCCGTAAGGGACCACCATGTCTTCCGCCGGCACAAAGATAGATGTTTCTCTTCCCATCTCTGGGTCGTAATACACCTTTTTGAATGCGTTGCCTGCAAGGCCCAAGCCCCACAACATACGCTCATGCTCAGGACGGAATTCTTTGTTCTTGTCGGTCAGGCGGTAATTCATATCCGCGGCAACACGGATTGATGCGTCTTTCTTCTCGGGTGTTTCTTTGCCAATGATCTGCGTCTTGACGGGTCCAGAAGCTGGAAACGTTGACATCATTGTTTCTGATTGGAACCTGACCAGAGCTTCGCCAAGGATTGGGTGATACACGCCGCAGGCGCCTTCCCATGGTTCGCTGCGTTCTTCAATCTTCAAGCCAAGTAATTCAAGGCCGTCAACATAAGTCTGCAACCAGTCTTTGCGAGATCCAACGTCTTCATCAAAGTCGCCGATCAAGTCGCCTGACAACTGCGCCAGATATCCTTCGTCTAGGTATTCGGCCAAGTTTGCATCAAAATCGTCAACTGATTCTTTGCTGGGCTCGATCTCAATCTCCATGCCGTCGATGCCAATTCGCACAGCCTCTGGATCTTCAATTTCAATCTCGATTTCGGGGCCCATTGATGGTGAATCCATCATGTTGGGGACTAATGAATCCAGCCCTAAGGGCGCGCGGTTTAGAGCTTTGTCGATAGCCATTTATCTACCTCAATAGTAAGCATATGAGCGACGGCGTCCATAAGAATCTTCTTCTTCATCCGAATCCAATCTTATAAACCCGCCTTGACGGAACCTGATAAGCGCTTGTGTTGACGAGTCAACCAAGTCATCGTGTGACGCATTAGGAAAAGCCGCCATTTGTTCGATCACTTCGTGCGCCCATCGCATGTCCGGAGCCCACACTTTACCTGATCGGAACAAATCAGTCACGGAGTTTAAGCGAACAAACTTGTCATTCCCCCTCACCGGCGTATATTCTTGTACGGATATACCCATCCTGCGCAACTCAAACACCAACGGCGCGCCAGCAGCTTTTGCTTCAATCACACAGCTATCCGGCTCCCATTCTTTGTACAACTCCAGCGCTTTTGCCTTCAACTCAGGAAATTCCATCCGCTCTTGAAAGGCATCGAGCAAAATAATGTTTACATCGTTGGGATCTTCGTCTTTATAGAACACGCCCCACGTCGTGCACGCTGAAAAGTCGGACCGTTCGCTCTTGGTAAACGCCGTGTCCCAGCTTTGGATGATGAATTCGCACGCCGGCGCCCTTTGCCCATCCCAAATCTTCCACCATTCACGCTTAACAAGCGCACCTTCTTCACCGGTGGGCTTTTGTTGGTACTGCGCGTTCCATTTTGACGGTGGCAATTCCTCTTTTAGGGCTTCAAGTTCTTTTATCGACCAAAATTCAGGCCACAAAGGGTTACCAGACGGCAAAATCGCGGGCAATTCGATGACTTCCCAGTCTTCACCGGTGCTTCTTTTCATCGAATCAGCCAAAACCCGACCCGTCAAGTCGTTTTCCGCCCACCTAGTCATCACCATCACGATGGTTCCGCCAGGCTGCAGACGTTGCCGCGGTCCAGACGTGTACCATTCATACACTTTTTGGTACACCTCAGGGTTTCCAGCCGCCAAAGCAGCCTCTTGTTCGCTATGTGGGTCGTCAATGATGACAATATCACCACCTTTACCGGTAACAGTACCACCCACACCAATCGCAAAGTACTCGCCGTTCTTATTAGTAGACCACCTACCGGCCGCCTTGCTGTCTTGGCGCAACGTCACGTCTGGAAAAACTTTTGAATAAGCCTCGGACCCCACCAAGTTCCTGACTTTACGGCCAAAACCAACCGCCAGTTCACCGGTGTTCGAGCACTGAATAATCTTCTTGTGTGGAAACTTGCCCAAATACCAGCTTGGGAACAGGTACGACGCAAACTCTGACTTCGTATGCCGTGGTGGCATATTGATGATCACCCTTTTGATCTCGCCAGACGCTATCTGTTCAAACTTCTTTGCCATCAAAGCATGATGCCGGCCATGGATAAAACCCGGCCACATCTGCTTCACATACTCCATGAAGTTGTTCTGCGCCTTCTCCCTCAAGACCGCAGACTGATAAACCTCAACTTCTTCCAGCAAAGACTCATACAAAGCCGGATCGAGTTTCCCGATCAGCTCTTTCATCCCCTCCGGCGAAAGATCAAGATTCGTCATTTTTTATTCGACATTCCTAAAATTGATGTACACAGGCCGCACACTACGCCGCCTCTCCAATCTCTTCAACACCCCCAGCTTCACCAACCTATCCACAATCTCCTTCGTATTGCCCACGCCAGTCTTACCCCGCAAATCCGCAATCTGCCTTAACGTAGGGCTACACCCCCACTTCTTCCAAAACTCATCCACCACCAAAAACACCTCCCTCTGCGCCGGGCTCATATCTACCTCCATACATTCCTCAAACGTCACCCTCGGCCGTCGAGCCATCTCTCGATTTATTTTTAACCTCGTGGTAACGTTACCACCAGACCTAAAAAAGTTCTCGTTTTCCAAAAATATACCCCCCACCCTAATTATTCCGTTT